TGCCCGACGTCGGCTTCCGGAGGAAGAGGCCGCCGTTAGGGTTCACCGTGATCGTCGAGGAGGCCTGGTTCACCCACGAGAAGAGGCTGTCGTCTGGGATCGTGAACGGCGGGTAGAGCGCGTTCTGCCCCATCAGCGCGTCGAGCGTGCGGGAGTTCGGCTCCATGTTCAGCACGGCCGTGCCGGAGAGCGTTATTGGGACGCCGATGCCGAGGTTGGAGGAGACGGTCACGCGCGTGATCGACGGCCCCGCGGAGCTGTACACGCCGTAGCATATCTCCCACGCATTCGGCCCTCCGTCCGGGCTGAGCGGGTCGAGGATGACGTAGTCGTAGTCCCTCCCGTTCACCGCGCCAGCCGTGATCCAGTCCTGGTACGGCGGAACGCCGAACCCGTCGAGGTTCAGGGGGCCGCCGGTCCCGGTCGAGAGGGTGATCTGGCTGGCGCGGTCGAGGAAGAAGGGCATCTCAGTTCATGCTCTCGAGCTTGAAGTCCATAATCTGGAGGTTCGTCGGGTTCGTGTTCACGGAGAACTGCGCCGTGAACGAGAGCGCCGTCGTCGCCGACAGGTCGAGCGACCCGACCGCCGCGGGCGCGGACGCCGGGATCATGTCGAACAGCCCCTGCGTCGCTCGGGACAGGCCGAGCGCGGCGACGCCGGACGCGAGCAGCGTGCCGGGGTTCTGCTCGACGCGGCACGTGATGAGCCACTGCAGCCAGATCGAGGAGTTGGTCTGGGCCGTCGTGTTGAGCGCGAGCGCGGCCGACGCTGCGAGGACCGTGCCGGAAACGCCGCCCCACCTGGCGCGGAGCGTCAGCGTGCCCGGCGTCGTGACGACGTTCGACATCTTCCCGAACATCGTCGCGCGGAGAGTGCGGCCCGCGTAGAAGTACCCCGCCGGGATGCTGCTGTCCGGGACCATGATGGTCTCGGTCGTCGAGTTGCTGATCGCGGTCGCGTCGATGACCGGGGCGAGAAGCAGCTCTTCCCATGATTGCTTTGACATGATCGGCTTTCCTTTCCTTCGTTGTTACGACGAGACCTTCGGCCCCATCTGCAGTGCATTGATGCCGGACTGGGTCCACGCGAGGCCGGTGTCCGGGTCGGTCCCGTAGAAGATGCTGTTGAAGTCGGTGAACGCCGTGAGCGGCGAGAACTCCGCCGTCTCGAAGGCGGTCGCGCCGGACAGCGCCGCGATCTTCGCGCCGCGAGCTCCGCTGTCCGTCTTCGCGGTCCGTATCCGCATGACCATCCCGATGATCGCCGTCGGGTTGTACGGGATGTCGAAGAGGTCGTAGAGGTCGTAGTCGCCGACCACGTTGCTGTAGACGTACGTCGTCAGGTCGTCCGGCGTGCGGTCGCTGACCATTCCCGCGTTCGACGTCGTCAGGAGCGGGATGTACATCGCCATCGTGAACGTCTGGGCCTCGGTGTAGATCGGCCCCATGTCGGTCGGGAACCCGTCCGCGTAGCCGCCGGGGTTGTTGTAGGTGAAGATCGGGTCGCCGCCAGCCGTGTTCGATCCCGCCACCGTGACGTTGGTGTCCGTCAGGAGGGCGAAGCAGTACGAGTGGCCGTTCAGCAGCGAGACGGTCCCCGGGAATGTAAACGTCGTGTCGCCGTTGTAGCCGGTGAGCTCGTTCGAGACCGCGATGAGGTGGCCCGGCTTCGCGCCCGGGGTGTTCGACTGCGACGAGTCCCACCCGCGCACGTTGCCGTCGCCGTAGTACAGCGCGAGCTTCGACTTGATGCTGCCGGACGACCCGCTGAACCTCACCACCGCCTGCGTGAACGTGCCGCCCTGGTTGTTCGACCACGTCTTGTGCGCCGACACCCTGCCGGCCGTCACCGTCTGGTTGGAGCCGGTGCCCGTGTACCCAATGTTCACGAGGTTCGTGATCAACGGAGTGATCGCAGAGAAGTCCTTCTGCGCCGTGTCGAGCGTCGGCTGGCACTGCCACGCGCGGACGTCGCCCACCCAGTCGTTCGGGGCCGCCCCGTTGTCGCTGAAGCACAGGAAGTCGTCGACGTAGCACCAGTTCCCAGAGTTCACCGAGCCTATGCCGACCTGGTTCGCGTAAGCGTTCGCCGTGTTCTGCGTGTCAACGCTCGTCAGCGAGTAGTTGTCGGTCGCCGAGCCGTTCTTCCTGCCGATGACGTACCCGGCCGAGTTGTCGATCTTCACCTTCAGCTGGAAGTGATCGAACGACGCAGCCGCCGACGCGCCGGTCCAATTCCCTATCATGGTCGTCCCGGCCCTCCAGAACTCTATCGCGTTGCCGTCGCTGTAGAGCCTTATCTGGAGCTGAACGGTCGCCCCGTCGTAGAGGTTTATGAACATGGCCCCGGACCCGCCGAAGAGCCTGTTGCCCCAGGCGAACGTGACGAACCACACCTGCTCGTTGCCGAGCGAGATGGATCGGACCTGCTCGGAGGGGAACGACGACCTGATCAGGATAGAGCCGCCGTACCCGAAGCGGCCGACCGCGTCGTAGCTCCACCCCGCGGACCAATCCTGCCCGAAGAGGTTCGTGTCGAAGCCGTTTCCTATCAGATAAGCCATATCACTGCGTCCTCGTTCCTATGATGGTTATGGAGATGCCCTCGCAGGTCGCGTCCTGCGGGGTGATGCAGACCGCCGAGAGGAAGTCGCCGTCCGAGAAGATGACCGCCGCCCCCGTCGAGAAGGAGCCGGTGAACGCCGCCGCGGCGATTGTCCCGGTGAAGATGGTCGCCGCGTTCTTCTTCAGGATGATGGTCCAATCGGCGGTCGGCGCGACGCCGCCAGCGTTCACGTCGATCTGGAGCTCGCTGCCGACGAGGTCGGCCGGGAGCTCGTCGCCGGTCTTCATCGGGACCGTGAAGAGTACCTCGCCGACCTCCGGCTTCCGGTTCGGAGTGCCCGCGCTCACCCGCAGCGGGATCAGGTCCGACGGCGGCGCGGAGGCCGTGACGTCGACGCCCGCGGTGGGGCCGCTCTCGCCCACGGCGTTCACGGCCGAGACGAAGTACGTGTAGCCGTCGCCCAGCGTGATATTCGTGTCGAGGTACGACGTCGCGTTGCCCTGCCAGATGACGTTGGCCGTGCCGAAGCCCGCGCCGGTCCCGTCCGCCCTGTAGAGGATGTACGTCAGCACGTTGTCGGTCGCCGGGTTCGCGTCCCACGCCATGACGTTGTTGGCCCCCGACGGCGACCCCGAGAGGCCGGTCGGGACGTTCGGCAGGCCGTCGCCCCCGCCGCCGTACCCGCGGCCGGTCGGGTCGTAGGTGTAGTCGACGACCGACGAGATGTCCTGGACCGAGAGGCCGTACAGGTTGAACGAGCAGAACTTCACGTGGATCGTCTCGCCGATGTACTGCGCCGGGATCGGATACCGCACGAGCGATCCCGTCGTGCCGTTGATGTCGATGAGCGTGAACTGGTCCCCGGTGAGGTGGCCGCCGAGCGTCGAGCCGTAGAGGCCGCGCCGGAGGTAGGTGAGGTCGTCCGTGTACGTCCCGGTCGAGGCGACGTCGCCGTACGCGAGGAGCTCGCCGTCCACCGCGATCACCCCCGCCGTCGGCTGCTCCACGACGTACGACAGCGAGCGGAACGCGTCGGCGTCCGCGTTCGTGACCGCGAGGAGCTGCTGGAACGACTGCCCGAGGTCGACCGCGAGCGTGTTGACCGTGTCCGGGTCCGCGTGGCTCGGCAGGTCGTCGGTGAGCACCCCCTGCTTCGCCGGAGCGTTGATGGTGTCGATCTGGGCGTAGGTGACGCCGTCGAAGCTCACGAAGACGTTCGCGCCGCCCCAGAACTCGCCGCCCGACGCCGCGATCCACACCTGCGGCGGCCCGTCGTTCAGCGAGCTGTCCGGCTCGAAGATGCACGGCGGGTTGACGTCGCCCGGCGGCACGAGCATGTTGAAGGCCGTGGGGTCAGGGGGCTCGAGGTCCTGCGGGATCGGGGTGCCGACCGTGCCCGGGTAGTCCTCCGCGACGAACGACAGCGCGCCGTCGTCGCCGCACTCGACGGTCCTGACGCGGACCGGGAGGTTGGTGATGGCCGGGGTCGTCGGGTCGGTGAGCCTGACGAGGTCGCCGGGCTGCAGCCTGACGAAGCGGTTCGACGTCCTGAACGCGTAGTCGTTGAGGAGGTACGCCGCGCGCTTCCCGATGAGCGTGACGACCTTCAGGCCGACCTCGGACTCGGTCACCTCGTCGGCGGTGATGCCGTTGTTGTCCCGGACCCCGTACCTGTCGATGAGGGTCTGGTCCTTGTACTCGATGGGGTTCGTGTTGTAGTCGAGCGCGCGGTCCTTGATCTGGATGCGCGTCGTGTTGTACGCGTCGGCCGGGTCCTTCCGAGAGACCTTCACCGGCGCGTCGGCGTCGAGGAAGTCGCCCGCCCCGATCTCGTACCGGATGTCGGTGACGGGGACGTACGTCTCGCCGTTCCCGGTGACCTCGCGGTCGCCGAGCGGCACGAACATCATCTCGAGCCCGCCCCAGAATATCCAGGTGTTGCTGAGGGCCGCCCACCTGTTGATGATGTCGGTCGCCTTCTCCTGCTGCGTGAGCACCGGCGAGAAGAACAGCCCCTCCGCCTGCTGGTACTGCTTGTAGTAGGCGACCGACGCGCCGATGTCCCCTGCGTCGAGGCCCATCCCGTACAGCGGGTTGGTGAGGAAGTCCGGTATGATGTCGCCGAGGTTCGCGTCGTCGGTGCCGGGCATCGACCCCGACAGGTTCCCGACCGCCTCGAGCGAGATGGACGGGAGGATCGGCGACGACGCGAGGTCGAACAGGCTCGCCGCGAGGTACGCGATGTTGGGGTACGACAGCGCCTGGTCGGGGTGCGTGGCGACGATGTACGGGAACGGCGTCTGCGACGGCGTCCCGCTGTAGAGCGTGAGGGCGAGGTTCGCGAGCGTCGACGTCGCCTGGTTCGTGTACACGACCGGGATCGAGCTGATCTCTCCCCAGCAGAGGGACATCAGCGCGGCGACCGAGTAGGTGTACTGGGTGCCGCCCTTCCCTCCGCCGCCCTTGCCGGCCTCGACCTTGTAGCGCCTGAAGTCGTTCCACCAGATGAGGTTGAACGTGATGCGGTTGCGGCCCCACATTATGGCGATGGGCACGTTCAGCGCGGACGTCTGCACCTGCAGCCCGGTGTAGTAGGGGATGCTCTTGTTGTTCCCACCGGCGGACCGCGCGACCATCAGCCCACCCGGAAGTAGAGCCTCGGGCGCGGCTTGCCGCTCCGGAGGAACATCAGGTCGGTCTCGGTCTGCAGCGACACGTGGCAGACCGCGCTCCTCGTGTACGCGTGCACAATCTCCTTGTTGTTCGTGATGAGCGCGCCGTGCGAGTAGCACCGCCCGTACTGGTACACGACGACGTCGCCGAGCCGCGGCCGGTCAACGCGCGAGCAGCCGAGCGGCCCCTCGAGCCACTCGAGGAACTTCTCCTCGGAGTTGTTCATGTGCCACTGCGGCGGGTAGGGCCTCGGGTCGAACGGCGGGACGACCCCGGTGTCGACGTACGCCCGGACGAGCAGCATGGCGCAGTCGATCCCTCCGCCGGGGCCCTTCACGTCGGTGCAGTCACGGAACGGCGTGCCGACCCACGACAGGGCCTCGGCGACGACGCTGGCCATCGCCGACGCCTCCGCCTCGGTCTCGAACTCGTGCAGCTCCACGGCCTTGTTGAACGGGTTGGTCACCCGGACCGACCTGCCCTCCACCTCCGTCCGCTGCAGCTTGATGGCCATCAGAACGCGGTCTCCGCCGCCGGGATGAACGGGAACCACAGGCCGTTCTGCGTGTTGCCGCGCGAGTCGCAGCGGGCCACCGTCTTGTTGCAGCCCTCGAAGGCGTCGAACGTGTCGCCCGGCTCCGGCGTGTTGTAGAGCGGGAAGACGAGCGTGAGGCCCGACGCGTCCGCGGCCTCCACGGTCATCGCCTGCCCGGAAGCCGGTCCGCTGGTCATCGTCACGGTGCCGAGCTGGAACAGCGACGGGTCGCCCGGGGGCGTCGCCCACGGGATGAAGGACCTCGTCGGCGACGCCCCGACGGCGAACGGGAACGTGAACGCGTTGCGGTCGAGCGTGCACCCCGCGTCGCAGAACGTGTTGTTGCATCCGATCTGGTAGACGCGGCGCGGCGCGTTCTGGTCGAGCTTGTTGTTCGCGCCCTTCACCATGATGACGGCGCTCGTCCCGCCTATCTGCGCCGTGCTGACCGAGCCGCCGAAGATCGGGATGTCGCCGAGGATCACCGGGTACTTCTCCCCGAACCCGGTGGCGACCGCGTCGATGTACACGTTGGTGAGGAGGAACGACGCGCCGTCAAGGAAGCCCTGGGCGATCCGGGACCGGATGTCGAGGCCGCCCGCGAACGCGGTCGTGGTCGAGAGGAGCGTCACCGTCATCGACGGCACCTGCATCGTGTTCGTCAGCGACCACTTGCTGCGCTTCAGGTGCGGGTTCTGGCAGGTGAAGACCTCGAGGTTCAGCTCGACATCGCGGTCGTACGTCGTCCAGCGGTACGTCGTGGCCCCGTCCGCCAGCGTGAGCGTGTAGCACTCCGCCAGCTTGTACGGGACGATGCCCGACATGAGGGCCGCCGCGAGCGTCGGGTTGCACGGCCTCAAGCGGTCCCCCTGTTCGACCGGATCGTGACCTGCTTGACCATCCACAGCCGCTGCATGAACTTCTCGAAGCTCTGGTTGTCCTCGGCGAACTTGCAGTAGTAGTAGTACGAGCACTCGATGGTGATGTCCTGCCCGGCGGACGGCGCGAGGAAGAAGTGGACCTTCTGGTTCAGCGGGTAGGTGCGGTCGATCTCGTACGTGCCGGGGTCCGCCTCGACGCCGTCGAGGTACACGTGCACCGGCTGCGTGAGGTTGACGTACCCGACCGGCTCCACCCCCACGTCGTCGTCGACGCCGAACGTGCGGACGATTGGGCCGTAGCGGACCTCGACGCCGTCCGTCTCGCCCACGTACTCCTGCTGCGTCGTGGCGTTGTCGTCCGGGTTCTCGAAGACGAAGCGCCCGGCGTTCGCGCCGAGCCGAAGGAAGAAGCCGAACAGCCGCTTGAACTCGTTCGAGATGGGGCTGAGCAGGTAGGCCGTCTCGTCGCGGAGGAAGTCGTACGTCAGCGTGAACTCGTGCACCGGCGTCTCGGCGAGCGCCAGGTCGATCTCGGCCTTGTTCGCCGCGTACGCGGTCGGCGCGTTCGCGAACTCCGGCTTCCAGAACACCGAGTAGCCGAGGCCCGGCAGCGTTGGGTAGATAGGGTAGGTCAATCCGAGCTCCCTGGTGAGCAGCCAAACTTCGACTTCCTGCTGGGTGACGCGCCACCACGGGTTGCGGTCGGACGTCGCGAAGTACTCCGCCTCGACCTGGGTGCACTGCAGCCATGGGTTGCGGTCGGACGAGACGAAGAACTCGGCCTCGACCTGCGTGCAGAGGAGCCCGGTCGGCGGGTCGTCCGTCGACGTCCAGACTTCGAGGGTGAGCTGGGTGACGACCGCATCTGTCAAGTCGTCGCCAGCTTGATGGAGCCGTCCCTGATCTCGGACTGTATCCACGCGCGGAAGAAGCTGGCATCCTGGGCCACGAGCTGCGGCAGCGTCGGCCGCTCGGGCGCGTTGATCGTCGGGCTGTAGTTGACGTGCACGTCGCCGGACGACGCCCCCCTGCCGGCCGGGGTCGAGAAGCCGCCGGGGACAGGGGGCGAGGTCGAGAGCATCGACCGGATGCCGGACGCGAACGTCTTCGGGACGACCATCTCGCCCTGGTGCAGCATCGCTGGCATGTTCTTCGGCACCTCCATCGTGCCCGTCTCGAGGGCGGCGATGGCGGCGAACGGCTGGAGCATCGCGAACGTCTCGGCCGCCGCGGCGGCGGCGAGAGCGGGCCCGATGTACGGGATGGAGGCCATGGCGGCGGCGGCCCCGGCCGCGGCGACGGCGGCGTACGACTCGACGGCGGCGACGTTCGCGGTGGCCCTGATGGCCTGCTCGGTGGCCGCCGCGGCGGTCGTCGTCGCGACCCGCGCGGCCTCGCCGGTGGTGGCGGCGGTGGTCCTCGCGGCCTCGCCCGCGGTCGACGCCGCCGTGAAGCCGAGCTGGGTGGCCACCCACCGCGCGGCGCGGATGATCAGCCCGGTGTTCTCGGACGCCGCCTCGGCCTGGTTTATCGCGCCGCGCGCCGTCGCCCCGGACGCGGTCGCCGCCGTCTTCTGGCCCTCGGAGAACAGCTTCACGAGGAGGCCGCCCTGCTCCGCGGTCGCGTCGGCCGCCAGCTCGGTCTCCTTGAACAGCATGTGCTTAGTGAGGTAGGCGAGGTCGGCCTCGATCTCCTTCTGCAGGATGGTGTCGATGGTCCTGAGCGCGACCATCTTGATGCTCTCGTTCGAGTTGAACATGCCCTGGACGAACGTCCGCTGGGCGGACAGCAGCACGTTGGTCGCGTCGCGCCACGCGCGCATGTCCTCGCGGGCCGCCCGGTTGTTCGCCTGCTCGATCTGCGCGTCGATCTTCGCGATCTCGGCCGCGGTCTGCGCGCGGAGGATGCGCTTCTGGTTCTCGACCCGGGCGAACTCCTTCTCGTCCGCCTCGTACGTGCTGATCGAGTTGTCGAGGACCCGCAGGTTGATCTGCAGCTCCTCCTCGGCGAACTGCCTCATCAGCTCGAGCTTCTGCTGCTCGCTGATCTGGTGAGCCTGGACCTGCTGCTCGAGGGCGGCGCGCTTCTCCTGGATCGTGATGCGGCTCAGCTCGAGGTCGGTCCGCGCGGTGTCCTTCGCGATGTCCGCCTTCATCCGCTCGGCGGCCTTCACCTCGGCGGCCTCCGCCGCGTGCAGCTGCCGCAGCGACGTCGCGAGGTCGCGCTGGACCTGGACCCGCTGCGCCGCGGTGAGCTTGTCGCTCGAGAGGAGGATGTTCCAGGTCTGTATCTGGCGCTGTATCTGCTCCTGCTTCGAGATGCTGTCGTCGGCGGCGATCTGCGCGTTGGTCAGGCGCGCCTCGTTGACGAGGACCTCGCCCGCTGCTGCCTTACCGGCGTTCTCGCGGTTCGCCTGCTCGGCCTGAAGCCTCGCGAGGTTCGTCCTCGCCTCCTTCAGCGCCTCCGAGTACTTCGCGATGTCCCGCGCGAGGGCGTCGCCGGTCTCGGTCGCCCGCGCGGTCGCGAGGCCCGCCTCGAGCTCCTTGATGTTCCGCTTCGTGTCCTGTATCCGGTCGCCGTACTTGGCCTGCGCGGCGGCGGCGCGGTCGGCGGCGATGAGCACCTCGTCGGCGGCGGGGGCCGCGCCCTTCATCGCCGCGATGTCCCGCTGCACGGCCGCGGTGTGCTCGTTCCACGTCTTCGTGTTCTGCTGGAGCATCGCGTCGTGGATTTCCTGGTACGGGATGCCCGCCGCGAGCATCACCCAGTACTGCGCGAAGTTCGCCCAGCTGCGGTGTATGCCCGAGTTGTACTCCGCGATCTGCGGCGACGCGGACTTCATGTAGTCGAGGAACAGCTGCGACATCGCCGCCGCCCTCTGCGTGCCCGACCCGAGCTGCGACACCGCGGCGTAGGACTGGTACTGCTCGCGGGTGAGGCCCGGGAAGACCTTCTCGAGCTCCTCGATGGTGACGCGCTGCTTCTGGAGGAGCCCGGTGACCGTGTTCACGGTCGCGGTCGCGTCGCGGCCCGTCGCCTGCAGGTACTGGCCGACCGCGATGGAGAGCCCGCGGAGCTGCTCCTCGCTCGTCCCCCGCATCGTCGAGAACGCGCCCGCGATCTTCTCCGCGTCCTCGCGCGTGACGCCGTACATCTTCTGAAGCTCGGCGATGGTCTGCTCGACCGACGCCCGCACGATGCCGAGGTTGCCAGCGAGGGTCGCGCCGATCTCGATGCGGCTCACGGCGTCGGACGCCCGCACGGCCTCGTTGTAGAGCGATACCAGCGCGCCGACGAGGGCCTGGACGCCGACGACCGCGATGCCCGCCGCCGCTCCGAGCAGAGCTATGGACGACGAGGCACCGCCCATCGCTCCCGGCACGGCCCCGACGCGGGCCGACGTCGCCTCGTCGACGAGGCCCTTCACCTGCTCGGCCGCGCCCTGCGCCGCCTGGCCGGTCTTCCCCATCGACGGCACGAGCGCCGCGATCTTGTCCTCGAAGTTCTGTACGTTCACCGACGCGCGGATGAGCTGTATGGACGCGGTCTGCAGCTGCCCGCCGAACTGGGTCTCGGCCGCCGCGCCCCCGCGGGCGATCTCATCGGACAGCCGGGCTACGTCGTCGTCGAACGACTTCACGTCGGCCTTCGCCGCCGCGAGCTTCGCCTTGAGGTCGGTGATCTCGCCGACTATGGCAACCTTGACGACGTCCGCCATCAGTTCGCCTTCCCCTTACCGCCGCCGCCGAGCCTGTGCACGAACTTGCCCTTCCGCCCCGCGCGGGCGAGGAGGTCGGCGGGTCCGGCCGCGCCCAGCTTGATCTTTTCCTCCATCGTGAGCTCCTTGCCGTAGCCCATTCGGATCGCGGCCAGCTCGTTCTCCGGCGGGTACGTCTGCCAGTGAACGAATATGGCCTCGGCTTCCGGGAGCGTCAGGCTGTCTATCGCAGAGAAGGTCCACTTCAGCGAGGAAGCCAGCCTCGCGTAGACCCTGTCTAGCCAGCCGCTCCCGTCGCTTCCCCCGACGCGGAACCCAGCGCGACCGGCGGCTTCACCTTGATGAGGCCGCACGACTCGAAGATCGTCCGGTTGCACTCGAGGAGCTCGGGGAGCGTCACGCCCTCGATCTTCATCACCTCGTCGACCGTCTTCCCCAGCGCCGCCGCGATCACGTCGAAGCTGCCGTCGTACCAGTTCGCCTCCTCGGCCGCCGGGTCCGAGGCCTTCCGCTGCTGCTTCGCGGAGCCGATCCCGACGGCCTTCATCTGCCCGAGGTTCAGCGGCTTGAACTCGTACTCCTTGCCGCCGAGGACTATCTTCCTGACTGTCATCTTCCCGCACCCTTCCTGTGGTTCGGCTTAGGACTTCTTTGCGTAGCTGATCTCGTACACGTTGCCGTTGCCGAGCGCGAAGAACCCGAAGTCGATCTCGGGCATCACGAAGTCGGTCAGCTTGTGCGCGCGGGTCAGCTTGTTCGAGACCGCGGCGAACATCCGAACGTAGTAGCTGTCGCCGTAGAGCTCGGAGACGTAGTCGAGCTGGAACGCCGGGGTGGTCCCGATGTTCTGGTTCACGACGAGGACCGTCTGCCCCCCGGACGCGTCGTCGTAAGCGTAGGTGATCAGCGCCTCGGCCGCCACCTCGGCGCTGTTGAACGAGTAGACGCCGTCGTGCACGGCGTACATGCCCGCGCCGACGACGCCCGTGCTGAGCAGAAGCGGGATGGTGGTCGCGCCGTTCAGGACGCCGAGGTCGAGGTTGAAGTCGGCCGCGTGATCCACCGTCACGTTCGGGGCGAACGTGAGCACGGTCATATCCGGGACCGTGCCCGTGGCCGCGACGTTGGCGGTGAACGAGACACCGGCGCTGACCGAGACGACGTACGAGCCGTCGGGGATGTTCGCGTGACCCGTGAACACCGCGCCGACGACGGCGTTGGTGGTCGCCGCGACCGGGTACACGGCGGTGCTCATGTTCGCCGCGTCCATCGTCGCCGTCGCCGCGGCCGGGACGTCGTGCGCCTCGGCCTGGGCCATCTTGATCTGGCCGTCCGTGAACGTGCCGCCGCCGAACACAGCGTTCAGCGCGAGGCCGGAGAGCGTCGCCGCCTTGATCTTGCCGGACGCCTTCAGCGTGCCGCGGGCGATCACGAGCGGGTACTGCTTCTGGCCGTACAGCTCCTTCGTCTCGCCCGACTCGTCGTAGGAGAACTCCTGCGCGTATCCGATGTTGTACGGCGTCTGGTCGTCCAGGTCGATGCGCGTCACGTACAGCGAACCGGGACCGAAGACGGCCTGCGGGACTGCGTTCTGCAAGCTCATGGTGTAGTCTCTCCTTCTTAGGGGCCGTTCTGGATGATGCGGATGGGAACCTTGGCGACGGCCTGCTGTCCCAGGTATCCCTCGTCGGTCTCGATCTTCCCCTCGATCCACGTGTCGAACACGAGGCCGCCGAGGGTCTGGCGGTTCTGCACCCTCCCGGGTCCGCTGCGGTCCGGCCCGAGCGCGTCCCGGATCGTGCCGAGCAGCGCGTTGAGCGCGGGGCCGGGCGGCGTCCGGTCGTCGGGTGCCTGCACGTAGACGTACACGGTCGGGAAGAGGGTCCACTTCGCCGGTTGCCCCGGCCGCTTCTCCGACAGCTCGTCGCCCTGGGCCACGAACATGCACGGCTGCTCGCTGCCCGGGACGTCGGTCCAGTGCCGCAGCAGCCGCGTGCGGAGGTAGTCGTCGCCGAGGTACCCGGCGCGGAACGTCCCCCCTGTCGCGTCGAGCGTGGCCGCCTGGCTGAGGAGCGCGGTGCCCGACCCCGTCGACAGCACCACGGTGCCGATGGGCAGCCCGGGGTTCGTCACCGCGAGGCCGGGGACCAGGGGGGCGGTGTCGGCGATCCCGGTGAGGGTCTGAGACCCGACCGAGGAGTCGGCGGTCACGTTGGCGTGCCCGGCGTCGACGAGGAGCCTGGAGAGCGCGGCGTAGATGGCCTCGAAGTTCGTGTTCACCCGGGCTGCCCTCCGAGCTCGGACGCGATGGTCGGCGCGACGCGCGGCGATATGTCGGTGAGCGACGACCGGAGGAACGAGCGCTCGGGCAGCCCGGGGTGCGTCACGCGCTTCGCGAACGAGAACTTGCTCGACCCGCCCAGCTTGAACCTGAGCGCCTTCGCTCGCTTCGCCTCGATCACCCACGAGTGGTTCACGCCGAACTCGTGGAACTTCCCGTAGGGCGTCGTGCGCTCGTTGAAGCCGACCGCCGACGTGATCTTCGTGGCCTCCTCGTCGACCTGCGGGGACTCGTCGATGACCGACCGCGCGAGGTTGCCGGTGCGGCGCTTCAGGACCTGGCCCGACAGCTTGTCGTCGACGACGATCCCGCGCAGCTGGAGCCCGAGCTTCGTCATCACGCGCAGGAGCGCGTCGTACTTCTTCTCGTACTCGGTGTCGAGGTAGGCCTCGACGGCGTGGGTGCCTATGACGTTGGTGCGGATGCGCATCAGTTGGGCACCACGCTCGTGTACGACCAGAGCTTCTTCGCGATGTGGCTCGGGAAGCCCTGCTGCGTGTAGCTGCTGACGGTCTGCCCCGCGAGCGACTCGGACGTCGTCCCGATCCGGCTGCGCCGGTTGTACTCGAGGCAGACGAGCTCGATGCACGCCTGCTCGAGGTCGCGCGGCGTGTAGCCGTAGCTGACGAGGAGGAAGATGCCGGTGTCGGCCGCCGCGAACTGGTAGTAGCCGTCGGGCGACGTCGGCGCGACGTACTGCCCCACGGTCGGGCCGGACGCGACCGCGGTGAGGGCGGTGCCGTCCGAGTAGGTCACGCCCTGGTCGGACGCCCACGCCTCGTAGAGGTCCGAGCAGTTGAACCGGAACGGGGTGGCCGGCACGGCGATCTGCTCGCCCGAGGCGAGGAACCCGGCGCGGTAGCTGATGGTGATGTTCTGGACGCCGCACGGGAAGGAGTACCCGCGCAGGTACAGCATCCCGTCGCTCGGCGAGAAGACCCACCCCGAGTTCGAGGTGAGAGGGGCAGCCGCGATGGTCTGCCCCTCCACCGACACGGAGCTGATCGAGATGACCGGGTAGTTACGCAGCATGATGCCCTGCGTGCCCTGGCCGTTCCTCGTCTCGACGATATTGGCGACCGACAGCGAGCTCCTGTTGAGCTGCTGCAGTATCGCCCGCGACGCGGCCGTGATCTCGCGCCTGATCTGCGCGTCGTCGGCCGACGCGGCTATCTGAGGCGTGCGCCACGCCTTCACGTTCGCGAGGGTCGTCATGTCGCCGACCGGCATGCGAGTCGCTCCTTACTTCTTCGCTGCGGCTGCGGCAGCTCCCGCGTCCGCCAGCTTGGCCTTCGCGTCGGCCGCGTCCTTCGCAGCCTGCTCGTCCTTCGCCTTCTGGGCGTCGGCGTCGGCCTGCGCCTTCTCGTCGGCCTCGCGCTTCTTCTTCGCCTCGGCCTGCGCCTTCTTCAGCTCCTTCGGGTCCTCCTTCGAGGCGTAGCCCTGCGGCGGGTACGCTTCCGCGGTGTAGCCAGCGGCGATGTACTCCGCGAGCGTCGGGCCGTCGGTCCGCTCGCCCTTCTCGTTCTTCGGCGGGCCGTGGTCGCCCGGGTGCGCGCCGACGCGGACGAAGCCCATCTTCACCATCCGAGCGTCGAGCGCGTCGGGGACGCGGACCGACGCCACCCTCTCCGGCTTCCCGTTCGTGGTGATCGTGGCGTGGTCCACCTTGAAGTCCTGGTGCTCGACGTTGATGCCCGTGCAGTCGTCCGCTACCCTAAACCTGCTCATTCTCGTCGTTCCTTCTTCCTGCTTCCTGTGGATCGCTGCGCGGAACGTCGGGGCGGCCCAGGAAGACCGACCGCCCCGCCGCGCCCCTGCCCCTTAGACCTGCTTCGTGCCGGTCGGCGGGTTGAGGTTGGTGATGGCCGCGTAGCCCGGCGTGAAGTAGCACGCGAAGACCTCGTCGACGTACACGCCGTACTCGTACCGGCGCGTCCGCAGCGGCCACTCGATCTGGTAGTAGTCCTGCCTCACCTTCGCCTCGAGGATGTTGCCCACGCCGCTCAGCTCGTACGGGATGCGGTCCGACCAGAAGATGATCGTGCCCGGCGGGACGAACGGGTGGACCTCGATGTCCAGCGTGTTGTTGAAGAACTTGTTCATGTACGACGTGACCCTGCGGCCCGCGACGATGCGGCCCGACTCGCTCTCCGCGTCGAACAGGATGCGGAACTGGGCCGCAGCGTTCTGCCCGAAGAACGTCCCGATGAAGCTGGCGATGTCCTGCGAGCTCATCAGGATGCGGTCGAACCCGACCTTGTACTGGTCGTAGGCGGCCTGGAGGACGGCGTCGAACTCCTTGATGTTCGTCCCGTCGATGGTGATGCCGGTGTTGCCGGCCACCTTCGTGTAGACGATGGAGCCGCCCGCCGACGTCGCGATGGTGTCGCCCGCCGTGATGACCGCCGGGAAGTTCGGGTTGGTGGCCATCGTGGTGGAGTACCCCGACCCGAACACCGACCCGAACATCTGGGTCAGGATGCCGTCCGGAATGAGGGTGTTCTGCGAGTTGTCCGCGTACGACCCGGAGACCTGCAGGGCCGTGACGGGCTGCGCCGTCGATGCGGGGTTCTGCGTGATCTTGATCTGGTTCGACTGGGTGAGGGCGACCAGCTTCTCGAGGCCGGTCGTCGTCCAGGCGTACCACGCGTAGCCGACCGCGCCGACAACCGGCGTGACCGTGGCAGTAACCACCTCGCCGGTCGCGACCGACGCGATGCTGGCCTCGGCCGAGGGCTGCGCTGACCCGCCGCCGAACGTGTCGGACGACCCGTCGGCGTTGATCTTCGTGACCTGGCCGAGCACGCCGCCGTTCCCGGTGACCGAGCTGTACGGCGTGTAGGTGAGCCAGCCGTACCCGGCCAGCGCGACGCAGATGACGTACACCGTGACGGTGCCGCCCCAGTTGCCCGCCGTGCCGCCCTTCGAGAGGGTCGGCGTCGGCGTCGTCCCGAGCGCCAGCGACGCGTCGCCGAGGATCAGGGCCTGCTCCTCGCCGATCATCGTGGACCGGAGGGTGGACTGGACCGCGATGCCCAGGGCCTCCGGCTTCAGGTTCTTCGCGCCGAGCCGCGCCTCGAACGTGGTCGAGGACTCGAGGCCCATCGTCTTGTACGAGGCGAGCTGGTCCTGCTCGGTGATGGCGATCCGCGACCCGCGGTTGCCCTCGGACACACCGATGGAGACGTTGTTGACGTTCACGCCGGTGACGCGCTTCCAGTGGTACGCGTTGCCGCCGTCGCCCGGCACGCGCGGGAGGCGGCTGATCAGGGGGATGAGCTCCTTGAACGGGTAGAGCATCTGCACGATGGGAGAGAGGTCGTACCACAGCAGGCCCGTCGCCTGGCTGATGGTGTCGGCCTTCTCGAGGTTGAAGGTCGTGCCGACCTTGGTGGCGAGGCTCTTTATGAAGTCCTGGTCGTTCAGGAGAGCCGCGGCTGCGATCTGGTTCATTGTCCTACTTTCCTTCTGTCAGTGTTTCGGTTCCGTACGTCGTCGGGCTCTCAGCTGCTCTGCCGCTTCACACCTGCCTGGCCGCGGAAGCCGGGGTCGAAGACCGACTTCCCGAAGCGGCCGGAGTTAGCGATCATGTTTCCGATCATCTTCCCAGCGGTGTCGCGCCGCGCGTCCGGGTCGTCGGCGTTGAAGCCCTCGACGCCCTTCATCAGGATCGACATGTCGTCGCCCTCGCCGCCGACCGGGGCGATGACGGTGCGCGCCTTGAAGCCGCCCGCGGGCGTCTTCGAGAGCGCGGCCTTCAGCACCTCGTTCTCGGCCTCGAGCCTGCCGCTCTTCACGAGCGCGTCGACCTCGGCCTGCGAGAAGGTCTTCGCGCCGCCGCCAGCGGGCGTCTCGACCTCCTCCTCGGCCGCGGCGGTCGCCGCCTTGTTGGCGTACGGCTTCGCGGCGTCGTACCACGGCACCTCGCCCTCGGACATCGTCTGCGGGGACACGGACGAGACGCCGTGGTCGCCGGTGACGGTGCCGTTGGCCAGCCGGGCCATCGCGACGTTCGCCATCTCCATGTGGTCGCCGGACTCGCCCGCGTGGTCGAACGCGGCCTTCACCAGCGACGCGGCCTTCTTCGCGTCGAACTCGGGCGGCACCTTCTTGTCCTTGTCCGCCGCCTTCGCGAACTCGGCGCACTTCTGCGCGTGCTCGCCGAACATCCGGCCGAGGCCCTTCATGCACTCCATCACCGACGCGTTCGACTTACCCGCCTTCGCGAGGTGGCCGCACGCCCTTCCGGCGGACGCCTTGATCGCGTCGGCCGACGCACCGCGCTTCGCGAGGTCGTTGCTCTGGCTCATCTTCACTGCTCCTTGTAGTTCCCACGACTGGATGTCGTCCGCGTCGGTCAGCGACGTGGCCTCGTCCCCCTCGTGATCTGCCTTCTGCGCCATCACGGTGGCCAGTTCCGAGGCGATCTCGCCCAACTTCTTCGCGAGCGACTTATCCTGGCCGTCCTTCTCCACGGCACCCTCGGCGATGAGGCGGCGCTGCGCGCGCCGTATCCCGTCGAAGGCGTAAGCCATGTCGCTTACGACCATGATGCTCTTCGCCAGACGCTCGCGGGCTTCCGGCTCGAGGTAGAGTATGCTTTCGGGGGACTTCGCGAACTCGATCAGCCCCGGGCACGCCGCGGGGTCGACCGGGCCGACGACCGGGCCGAACAGCGACGGCGCGGCCTTCAGCATGTCGACGTACTCGGCGTCGAGCTCGAAAGCGCCGGTCTCAGCCGCGGCCTTCGCCGCTGCGTCCTCCTTCGCCTTCGCCTCCGCCGCCTTCCTCACGTCGTCGGTGTCGTCCTCGTGGCCGACGTCCTCCTGGAACGTCAGCGGCTTCCGCGGGGGCGGGGTGGCCGCGCCGCCGAGCAGCCGCTCGACGGTCTTTCTGAGCCACGAGGTCTCCGACTCCGTCGCCGGTGGAGCGTCGTCCTCCGCCCGGCTGAACATCTGGAGCTTGTTCGACCCGGCGGACTTCACCGCGTCGATCCGGCACTCGGGGTTCGCGGGCCGGTCCACCAGGCTGATCTCGACGAGGTCGAGGCTGGTGATGACGTTGCCCTTCTTCGACAGCTTCTTGCCGCCGATTGAGAACCCCTTCAGCACGCCCTCGTCGAGGAGCCGGATCGCGTTCGCGTCCACGATCTTCCCCCTAAGGTACAGCCCGACGTCGTCGATGTTCGCTTCCTTCGCGACGCCGATGGCGAGGGGCTGGTGCATCTGCCGTATGTTGCGCCACTCCATGTAGCCGGGGAGCGCGGACTTCATCGCGTCGAGCGAGATGATCTCCCCGTCGATGTCGAGGCACGGGGTCGACGCGTACCCCGACACCATCCTGTGGCCGTCGTCGGTCTTCTCGACCTTCGACAGCGGCAGGAAGTAGCTGAAGTTTTCCTTATCCATTCGCTCGCCCTCCTCGGCCGAGGGTTCCTTACGACAGCTTCGCCCAGTTCAGCACGACCGTGCCGGTGACCAGCGCCGCGGCGTCGCCCGACGCCGCCCAGCCGTCCGCCGCGTTGAAGTGGACGGTGTGAGCGAGGCCGCCCGACGCGAGGATGACCAGCTCGAACGGCGACGCGGTCGCCTTCACCACCTGGTTCGTCGGCGTTCCGTTACAGTCGGCGGCGACCTTGCCCGCCTGGATGTTCTGGAAGGCGGCGGTGCCGGATAGGACCGCAACCGCGCCCGACGCGATGGTCGTGCCGAGGCCAACGGTCGGCGTATCGGCGGTGATGTTTCCCTGCGTCTGCGTGATGGCGACGTTCATGTAGCTCTCTCGCACGACGAGGTCACCAGCCGGCAGCGTATAGAGCAGGCACCCGACGCCGAGGTTCGCGCCGCCCGCTATCGCGCCGAGCACAGCGCCCGCGGCGATGGTGAGGATGGTGGTGTGCTCGTAAGCGCTGCCGTACTCCGCCGCGGTGACCCCCGTCGCTGGCGTACCAGCGGACACACCGACCGGCTGCGCGATGAAGCCGATGGCGAGGAAGCCGATGACGTCCTCGAGGAGCGCGTTGATCGAGCCGAGCGCGCTGACCCGGTAGACGGTGCCGGACTTCGAGCCCTGGATGGTCCCGCCGATGCCGGACGGGGCTGTCATTGCAACAGTGATCGTCATTTACGTTTCTCCTACGTTGTGGCCCCGTCGGGGACCGATTGCGCCGCTCACGCGGCCTCTTCCTGATCCTCGTCCTGGACGACGCCGACGAGGGCGCACCTGCACCTCGGGTGGGCGAGGGGCGCGAGGTCGCCGGACGGGAACGCGTCCTCCAGCGGGATCGCTCCCGCGGCCTCGTTCGCCTCGCACAGCTCGCTGCACACCTTCTCGTCCTTCGCGGTCGACCACCGCTTGTGTATCGTCAGCCCCAGCTCCGCGGCCCGCCGGAGCGAGGCCATCGTCCCGTGGCTGTGCGCCATCCCCAGCTCGGCCTGCGCGATGAGCGCCGCGCGGGTGCGCGAGAACAGGGGGCCGCCGCTCACGTCGTCCTTCAAATCCTCGAGCGCGCGGACGAGGTTGAACGGCTCGCCAGGCGAGAGCTTCGAGACGACCAGCTCGCGGATGCGCTGGCGCGTCGTGTCGGTGATGGCCATCCTCGCCCTCGGGTTCGGCACCAGGTCGCCCGCGGCGTCGCGGATCATGCCGACCATCTCGGCCGAGCGAGCGGTCGCGTACGCGAGGGCGTCGCGGTGAACGATCCGTGTGAGAGCGCCGAACTCGGGGCCGACCTCCAGCCTGAGCTGGGACGCGCCGCGGCCCGCGGCCTCGGACCCCACCTCGGCGAGCGCTTTCTCCATCGGCTCGACCAGCCCGTTGAACGCGCCGAGGTCGAGGCCCTCGGTGACCTCGTCCGCGATGTGCTGCAGCGCGCGTGCCGGCACCTCGATCTCCCCGAACGACGACCCGCGCCCGAGCTGGTTGGCGACGGCGTCGCCGACCGCGGACGCGACCGATGCGGAGATTGCCGGTGCCATCGCATCAAACATCCCAGCGACGGCCTCTTCCAGCTGCGACTGCGCGTCGGTCACCTTCCGGCTCCTCCGCGAGAGCGGCTTCACGTCCCTGGCCTTCGCGAAAGGGACGACGGCCGATTTGCCTACCTCCTTCGCGCCGGGCTTCTTCGACCCCGGCGGGCCCTTCCCGGGCGGCGGCGCGTCCGGCGCGTCGAGCGCCTTCTGCTGGCCCTGCACGCCGAGCTCGTGGTTCTCCGCCTGGCGCTCCAGCTCGTCGGGCTTCGCGAGCGCGGTCTGGCGCGCGGCCTCCATCGCCTCCTCGAGCGGGACCGGGCCGGACGCGGTGTCGAACGCGAGCTCGGCTGCCGCCCCGCCCATCGGCTCCTTCCCGCTGGCCTCGCGGCCCTCGTCCCTGGTCCACACGCCGGACTTCACGTAGCCGGTGATGGTCGTCATCTGCTTCGCGCCGTCGACCTCGTTCTCCGGCAGGTAGTTGAACTCGATGTCGCTGAACCCGAAGTCCTCCTGGATGATCGGGTCCATCACCTCCTCCTTCACCCACGTCATCAGCGGGTGGAGGCCCTCCTCGTCCGCGGTGTCCTTCGCGGACTCGGCGGACGCGCGGTTCATCGGCTTGATGAGCGCGGCGCGGCTGATGCTGAACGCGAAGCAGACGAGCGACGCCCACCACTCGTCGATGTCGCCCTTCAGCGCGTCGCCGTTCGCGTTCTTGATGTCGAAGGGCTTCATCCCGCCCGGGACGAACCGAACCTTGCTCTTCAGCGAGATGTTGCCCGACATCAGCGCGTCGAAGTGGGCCTGGAACTGAGCCGTCTGCTGCGGCGTCCACATCTCCGGGACCGTGATGATCAGCTCTGGCATCGAGCCGTCGGTCCAGAAGTCGCGCTGGTACATCAGCCGCTTGATCCCGACGATGACCTCGCCGTAAATCTGCTCGACCGGCGAGTACCCGTAGATCGGGAACTGCGGCGTGGGCCGCATCGGCATGTAGGCGAGCTCGGTCTCGTCGAAGTTCGTCATCGGCAGACCCTTGATGATCTGCTGGAACGCTGGGCTCGGCGCGTCGGGCCTGCGCCCGGTGTCGTCGATCAGCGGCTTGATCGTCTGGCCGTTGAGGACCTGGAGCGCGAGCGGCGTCCCGTCGAGCGACTTCCACTTGTAGATGGTCGGCGCGTCGATCACCAGCAGGTCCTCGAGGAGGAGCCGCATCCACGTCCCGTAGCGCGTCTTCCCGTCGGGCTTCCTGAAGAACTCGTTCAGCTTGTCGATGGCGGGCGACTTGCCGTTGGGCTTCCCCTTCACCTGGAACGCGTGCGGCATGCGGAGGAGCTGGTCCTTCCGCGTCTCGATGACGGCGCGGAGCAGCCCCCACGACCGCGACATCGCGATCAGCATGTCGAACTTCTGGAACTGGTACGGAGCGTAGTCGAGGTTGATGCCCGTCTGGTAGTCGAACGACCGCGGGTAGCTGACCGCTGGCGGCCCGAACGGCATGATGGGCTGGAAGGGCGAGTACCAGTTGCCGGGGTCGACGTCGCGGATGGTGTTCGGCGGCTGAGGCCCCGCGAGCTCGTTGTACTTCGACGGGCCGCCGCGCCCCGACGCCAGGCCCGCGGACGTCCCAATCGGGACCGTGGTGCCCGGCGACGCGTTCGCGCCCGGGTGCTGCGGCCCGCCCAGCATCTTCTGCGGAGCGGCGAGCGGCTTCTTCGATCCCGACGACTGGCGGTCGCGCTTCGCCATCAGTTGGTCCTCACCTGGCTGGTGACGTTCGCGAGGAACTCGTCCCTCTTCTCCTGCGACATCCTGCGGACGACCGAGCAGAGGTCGTCCGCGATGTGCTTCACCATCAGCTCGACTATCGGCTCCGGCATCGTGACGATGTTCCCCGTGTACAGCGCGTTGTAGGCGTGGTGCATGAACTCGTTGCGGTCGGCGATCACGTGCGGCTCCGCGCTCATTGGGCGACCCCTCCGCGGACGACCGCGCCGATGAGATAGACGTAGACGTAGCCGATGGCCAGCGCGAAGCCGATCACGACCAGGCAACCTATCGCCTTCGCCGTCCGATCCACCATCAGTAGCACCCCTGGTGCCAGACGTTGACGCCGTCCGTGACGCGGGTGTCCCCGTCGACCGGCTTCCCGCAGCGCGCGTTCGCGCAGATCGTCGGCGCAGCCTCGTACTGCTTCAACGTCTCGCGATACATCTCCGTCAGCTCGTTGCCGCCGCCGTTGAGGGTCGGCCGCTGGCCGCCGTGCCCGTTGGTGTGCCCGTTGGCGAACGGCAGGACGTCCTTCGGCTGCTCCACAGCCGGGGTGTTCGCCGCGGCAGCGAGCTTCGCGTAGTGATCGACCCACGCCTGGCCGCTGTCGGCGAGCATCAGGTCGGTCACGCCCCACACGAGGGCGTCGGCGCGGTTCGGCGAAGCCTCGCCGATGTAGCCCAGCGTCGTGAACCCGCACAGCTCATCCTCGAGCTCCGGCATGTGGCCGACGATGTGGATGAGGCCCTGCTCGTGGAGCGACGCGACCGGCTCGGCGCGCACGACCTTCCCGCGCGACGCCGTCACCGAGCGGAACGGCACCTGGGGGTCGATGGACTTGATGACGAACTCCACCATCGCTCCGCCGTAGTTGATCTCTCCGGTCACGTGGTCGGCGCGCCGGTCGTGGTAGAGGTTCACCGCTCGCTTGCCCCAGCCGTGCGGGCCGTCGATGCATGTCTGGTCGGCGAGGATGTACCCGTGGCCGTCGACGCCGAGGCCGACCGCGATGATGCCGATGGCGTCGTGGTCGACGTCCTCGACGTCCTTCGCGCCGGACGGGTCGACCGCGATGACTATCGCTCGGAGGTCGGGCACCTGCTCCGGCTTCCGGCGAGACTTCTCGATCATCTCGTAGGTCCAGAGCGCTCCCTCGCTGTCGTCGCCGTAGATGCCGTCGAAGAAGCGCCGCTTCTTCCTGGCCGGCAGGTGCTCCATCGAGCTGATGTACTCGGCCGTCAGGTTCTCGCGGTTCGCCAGCATCGGGAAGAAGAGGTGCTGGTAGTCGTCCGGGTTCTCCAGCGGCTGCTTCGAGACGGGGTCGCGCTTCTGGATGAACAGGACGTTCGTCCAGTGACCGCGATCAGGGGGGTTGAGGTCGAAGAACGCGCGCTGCTGCAGACCCTCGCAGACCTGCGCGAGGCGGGTGAGCGCCAGCACCACCGAGTCGTACGGTATCTGCGAGCACTCGTTGAAGAACATCGTCGCGAACTCCATGCCGAGTATCTTCTCGACGCGCTCCTTCTCGTCGAGGCCGCACAGCCATATCTCTGACCCGTTCGGCAGGGTGTAGTAGCCCTCCTTGTGGGGGCCGGACATCGCGACGCCGGGGAAGCACAGCCGCATCACCTTCGGTAGCGTGTCCTTGCCGATGGTAGCCCAGACGGCGTTGCCGCGGAACCGCAGGATGGCGTGTCGGGAGTTCGGTGCCTTCATCGCCCGGTTGACGATCTGCTTCACGAACAGGAACGTCTTCGACGACCGGGCCGCGCCGACGAACATCGTGTGGCGCTGCGGCCCGCGCAGCATCTTCAGGCCCTCGAGCTGTTTCGGGTTGAACCGGAAGCCCTGGACCTCGCCGATGCGTATCTCGGTGGAGACCCCAGCGCTCAGGCTGGCCCGCGCGAGCGACGCCTTCGCCCTCGCGTCGAACTCGATGCGAGCGGGTCGCGCCGCGCTACGCATGCAGCTCGTCCTCGTTGAGGATGATCTGGATCAGCGTCGGGTTGATGTTGGCCTTCTCGTTCGTCATCCCGTGCATGCGGGCGAGGTCGATCAGCGCGCCCTTCTTGTCGTGCAGCTCGATCTTCGCCTCGCGGACCGTGCGCTCGGTCCGTTCATCGTAGTACTCCTTGATCGAGACCGACTTCACCGCGGCGAGCTTCTCGCGAGAGCAGATGTTGAGGTCGAGCTCCGGCTGCCCGTCGGCGTCGACGTGGAAGTAGTCGTCGAGCCGGGCGAAGCCGATGATCTTCAGCTCCTTGACGATGGCTTCCTTCGTGACGCCCGCGCGCTCCAGCGCCTGCTGCGTCGAGACGTCCTCGACCATGGCGCGCCGGGCGAGCAGCTCGGCGACCCGGGCTTTGATGGCATCCGACCGGGCTAACCCCGAGGCGTTCTGCCGGTGCGGCCTGTAGCCCGCGACCGAGTAAGCAGACGAGGCCGAGGAACCGCGCGCCAGCTCCTGGGCGAAGCGCTCGTGCTTCGGGTTCTTCAGCGGTCCGATCTGCAAGTGAAGGTCGCCCCCGCGACGTCGCCAAAATCCGACGGTCGTCCGCCCTTACGGCGCGCCGCGACCGGCGTCCATAGCCCGGCGGAACCGAGGGAACCCGCGCCCCTACGCGCGTACGCGCACAAGGCCGAAAATTCTCTCATCAATTTTGCCAAAGTATCATCTGCAGATAATAACCTCCTGGACCGAAACGACAAAGGCTCATCGAGGCACCCAATAACAGCCAATCGAAACATACGTGTGCTGATAATCTGACCATCGAACGATGCTGGGCAGGGGGCAGGGGGCCGTCCACTAGCCCTCGCGACCGACCAGCTGATAATGCTGAAAAT